CTTCTGAGCAGTTCTTGTTTCCACACGTGTCTACATTGTGGAGTGTTCACATCCAATGTGGGGTTGTGATACCAACCACCTCTCCTCTTCCATACATCGTATCCCAATTGAGTTGACATCGCATTGATATCCTCTCTTGAATATACACGATTGCTTCCATCAATTTGACGACAGAAATCTCTTGAACCGGGAATGATCATTGGTCCATCAATACCAGCAGCCAATCCGTATTTGTAACGCACCACAATTTCGGTTTGCAATCTCTTTACCTCTTCAACTCCTTTCGGGGTTGTTTCAAGACCATCCTCGTATGATTTGATCAACTCTGCTTTGGCAAGTTTAGCAATGGCATCAGCGACAACCTTTGCATCCAGTTTGGTTATGTTAACGATGTCTCCAACTTGCAAACCTTTGTTCTCTTTCAACACATTTAAGATGGCAGTTTCAACGGCATCCACGAATTCAAACTTGTACGCTTCAAAATTGTCTGCACTCTCTCCGTATTGTTGAAATACCTTGATGTCCCTTTCATCATCCCATCCAAAAGGATTTTGTTTTGACAATGCAACGGCTTCAACTGGTGCTGCGGATGGCAATGCATCCCCTCCAGCAATCGGTGGAAGATTTGCCAATTGGCGTTTCTCGTTAATTGTCATATTTGACAACACATTGTTTGCAACCAACGGACTCAAAGCATTGATGGCATCGTTCAAAGATGATTGTTTCACATCAGTAATCAATGGCAATCCAAGTTCCTTTCTCGCTTCTTCGTTTGTGATAACTCCAGCGGTGAACAACGCCTGATAGTCAAGACCGATTGGTGGTTTGTTGATGGTTTCTAAACGAACAGATGCGATAGGTTCAAGCAAGTACGCAAAGGTGTCATCAATCTTTTGTTGACGGGGTTCAATGTATGCGTGATGGAACATCTCATAGGCTTCAATCAACTCGCTACGACCACCCAATTGTCCCTCTACACGAACTCCAAACAACATTGGAGAGTTTACCTTGTGTGCAACAAATATCTCTTGTTGTACGGTCTTATTCAACAAGTCAAATTGCTTGTCAAAATCCGATGGCTGAAGGTTGTTGATAACAGATTCCTTCTCTGTTGGATCGTTATATTGGATAATTAACCCACCGGCATTGTCCGTGCCTTGGTAGTTCTCTTTGAATCTCCTTGCAGTTGCACGAGCTTCTTCAGGTGTGGGAATTCCTTTGAATAACTGGATGTGAGTTTGTGCCGTGAATCCGTTTTTAATGGAGTTCAAATAATAGTTGGATATCTCGGTATCAACTTCAATGTATTTCAACGCACCTACATAATCAGGTAAGGGGTATTCGCCTTGTCCGGGACGGTAAAATTGACAATAATATATTTGCTTGGATTCCCTTGTGATTGGGTTGTATGGTTGATAGTGGATTTTCTCCGCTTTGTTGTCTGTCCAGTCAGCGCAATATACATAATCACCCTCAAGCCCTTTACGGACATTCTTGAAAGGGATGTGATAATACTCGGAAGGTGCGGTCTTTGCCTTGTTCCAAATCACCTCAACTGCAAACCCGTTGAACAACTCGGTATCATAAGCAACTTTTGCTTTGAGTTCTTCGTAGGTCTCGTAGGCGTTTATATTTTTGAGTTTGGCTTCGGCTTTTGCAATCTCCTCCGTGCTTGAACCAAATACCTCCGTACCTATTCCAGCAACATAAGATGCTTTGGCAGAAACGATGGCATTGTGTTTGGGTGATTTATTGAATAACTCAATGAGGAAATCAGGATAGAGATTGTCTGCACCAAAAGTCACGAATCCCTTTGCCTTGTTCTCTTTGAAAACAGGCAGTTTGTTATCGTGAAAGTTTATTCTTTGGAATATCATCTTAATCAAATAGCAACTTACAACGATTGCAACATAGATATCAAATCGGGGTGCGGATAAACATCAATTTTATCCTTCCTCACAGAGTTGTGAGTGAACACTCCGTTCTTGCCTGACAATGCTCTTTTGGTAACATTCCAAATGTCTTCGTTGTAGGTCAAGTCAATTCCGTACTTTTCTTCCCACAACAAAAGAAGTTGCTTGGTAGATTCAATTTGTTCTTTGGTGTAATTCTCAAAATAGGTGAATCCCTTGTATGGTTTGTCAAGTTTGCAAACATCCTTCACTTCCTTACCCAAGTAATTTAAGAACTTGCCGTTCTTCTCTGTCAAGAATCCCCAATTGCAAATCTCAATGCCAATGGAAAGTTTGTCAAGTTTGATGAATGGCATTCCCACAAAGTGTGCAGATTTCAAACCCAAGTGATATGCCCAGTATTTGGAATCAAAGCCTTGAACGATTTCACCATTGCGAGAGATAGCAACGCAAGTGGCAATGTTTCCACCATTCCAACCGTGAAAGCAATTAACACCATCACCACCACCAGCAGTATGGTGAAGATAGATTTGTTTTTTTGTTACTTGCTCTGTGAAATATCCGCTGAATTTAACTTGCTTCATCCGTGAAAAAGTTTGTGATGAACTTTCCAATTCCACCTGCAATGCCGATGATCAACATCAACTTTGGATTGTCAAGGTTTAACCCAGCAACAAACAAAGATGCACCAGCAATGGAATCCCCAAGAACACGAAAGCGTTTTGGAGTGGGTTCAAAATAATTCTTGAGCCTTGTTTTTTTTTTGAGTTCACTTGCCATCTATCCTATTGATTTTTTTCGCCCAATAGATAACCGCCAAAACGCCCGAAATAATACCAAGAATCCCCACGCCAAAGGTAACCAAAGGTTGATAGATTTGAGCAAAAGTGATGAAAGCACTTGAACCGCTGACCGCAGTTGCAATGGATGCCGTTGTATCATTAAAGTTCTTCATTTGTACAGTATGGAGAAGTTGGGTTAAACTCGCAGAATCTCTCTGTGTACATTTCTTCACACCCACTAAAAGTATGAACCCCCACGGGATTTGGAAACACCTCTTTTGTGCTGAATGATTCCAACGGTTCATCGTTCCAAAGGATGTCAACGGCATAGAGTGGGGAAAGGTCTGTGCAGTTGCCTTCGGTGTCTGTGGCAAGGCATATGTTACCAATTTCAACGATGGCGCAATCAATGGGGTTGCCGTCTTGGGTTATTTGGGCTTTGTATGTTGCCCATTCGGTGGGGGATAGGAATGAATATTTACAGAAGGTCATAATTTAATTATTTCAAGTTGAATCATTGCATATCCCTTTGATGCCAAAATCATTGCGATTTCATTTTGTAGAATTTCTTTTTCTTTGTTCACATCTGTTATGACAGTTGTAAATCGTGCATCCTTGTAATTGCCTATCAAATTGGGCGATGTATTTTCTTGGTTTGCCATTAGAGAGTTGTTAAGGTTGTGCAATCAGTATCAGAAAGGGGTGAAGGGTAGAGTGCCATAGATTGAATGAAAAACGGAACTGATATAGTTGACGCTTGTAAAAACTCCATTAGTGTCGTGGTGAATGCGGTTGCACTAACTTGCTTTGTGCCGTTAACAAATACATCTGCACTCGTTCCGTTCCACTTAATAGCGATTTTGGTTGTGTCGGTTGTGGTTGTGTAAAGCAAGGTATAACTTGTACCAACCGTTTTATATATTTGAGCCCTTCCCGAACTCGTGGTTAATGTTGCAATAACCAATGAATTACTGTTTAATGCGGATGTATCACCAATTCCCCAACGATAAATACCATCTTTTGTGTACGCAATATTATTCCTCAACTCCACAAACCAAGTACCCCCACTAGATGTAATCAAACCATTGGTGTATATGTTATTGCGTGAGAATGAATCGGCAATACGGGTGGCGGTTGCTGATGTAGTGCTTATGTAGGTGGTGGGGTATGCGCCCGCTTCGATTTGTCCGCCATATAAATACAAACCGCTTGTGCCGTTTCCTGTGTATGATATTGTATTGTTAGCCGTTGCAAGTGTTATTGAAATTCGTGGAGATATTGATGCGGTATTTGCTATTACTGTACACCTATACCATCCATTACCCACGCTTATAATTGTTGCCGATGTTATGTTTGATTGTATTGTGCCAACTGCGCCATTTTGTACATCAAAAAACGCCCCATAATTCGCCGCCGCCGCAATGTTAAACAAAAACCAATTTCTTCCGTAAGGCTTTGCGTAAATAGTTGCCGTATAAACTCCACCCGTTGCCGATGTTAATATTGTAGTTTGATGCAATCCGTTTGCTGTATTTTCAATTAAACTATCGGCATTCGTTGTTCCATCGGGCGAAGTTGTTGTGTTTGCCGTAATTGATGATTCGGCTTTACCCCAATTCGCATCGTCTAATTGCTGACTATACAAACACAAATTCGTCCTCTGCGGCTCTAACAACAACGCAGGACAACTGCCGTACATATAACTAAGACGGGGTACATTCAACCTATCGGTTGTGGGGAAATAGGTTTGGGCTGAACTGCCTTCTACTAATTGTGCGCCCCAAATGAATGCGCCATCAGTTCCGTTGCCATTGAAAGCATTGATATTGTCACCCGTTGCCAATGCTAAATACAAATTTGTTGATGTTGATGTTGTTGTAAAATAGCCATTTATTCTATACCAACCATCTCCGACATTCGTAATACTCGCACCTAAAAACCCTCCATTGTTTGTGCCTAAACTACCATCCGAAAGGTTTACCCATAATCGTGCGGGTGAATTCACGGTCACACCCGTTGCGATTAATTGAACCCAATTCGCCCCACTTGCTTTGGCATATATTGAAAAATTATATGTTGAACCTGAAATTATATTAATCGCAGCAAGTACCGTGCTTGATGTCGCCAAGTTCGTTGAGACCAATTTGTCCGCAGTCGTAGTTCCGTTTGGTGCAGTCGTTGCATTTGCTGAAATTGTGCATCCGCTTTTGGTCCAATACGCATTGTCAAAAGTTTCACTTTGTTGCAACAAATTCCACGGAACTCTTTGAATCAACCCATCGGCATTTGTACGCCAAGCATCACTCGCCCTTGTCCAAGTTAAATCACCGTTACCGTTTGTGGGGATTTCGGCATATGCTTTGCCACCTTTGTATCCGCTTGGGATAAGCAATAACGATGCTGACTGCAATAACGAACTCACCGCATCAACACAAGCACCTCCTTCAGTTACTCCACCATCAGCAGTTACTCGGCTTTGGTAAGCACCAAAAATCCCTTGGGCATAGTTGGAACGATTGATTCCAATGCCCAATCCAATGCCCATTCTCATTAATAACCGATTACGCTTCCTGAAGAGATTACAAATCCGGTGATTGTTGCAGAGTTACCCGCTGGAAGGTATGCACCTTGCTTGAAGGTAACACCACTCATTCCACGAGCTGAAAGAACATTTGTTCCGTCTACGGAGAATGAAGTAAAAACGGTATCTTCTTGAACAACCAAAGCGTTATGATTTCTCAAGGTTTGTGTGCCTGATCCGTAGCGAATGAAGGCTGCACCTCCAGCGATGATGTCTGTTGAACTGCTCATATTATATGTATTTTTTCTGTTAAATTCGGGGTGTATTCATCTTCCGTGAATGTCTTTTGAACCTTCAGGATTCCAATCTCGCACAAGATACCTCCGCTTGTTGAAACACTATATTCGTGTTCTCCTTCCAATAGCGTAGCGGTAGTGCCTTCAATGAACTGAAATTGATTGTATCTCTCCGTGTGAGTTGAGACATCGGTCAATGTTCTTGTGACTATGGTTTCAGTTTGACGATGAGTGAAGGTAAACACATAGGATGCAGCACTTGCCTTTTCAGTCAATGTGAGATACCAAAATTTTGTTTGCCCTTTGTTAATTACCAACATCTCTACAAAATAGCGAGAGTAAAAATATGTAACAAAAAAAGGGAGAGCATATTGCCCTCCCCATTTGACCTATGAAACAAGAACCAATTAGATACCTAAAGCGGTAACAACTGAACTCTGCAATTTGTAAGGTGCTTCCGCTTCGATAGCAGAAAGAGTAACTTCATAACCGTTACTATCGCCCATAGCAGTACCAGTGTTCGCAACCATTGCAGTCACATCACATCCGTACTCCTTACCAACCAACCAATACTCATCGTTGTTGTTCTTAACGATGCAATAGCAACGACCTTGAGCAAGGAGCTTCATTTCGTTACGCTTGGTGGTTGACAATCTGCGAAGTTTGAAAACAACATCCGATTGATTGAATGATGTTCCGTTTTCTACAGATACATTGGTTGTGGTTGTTAATGATCCAGTACCTTTAGGCAACTCGTAATCATAAACATCTCCACTTGCAACAGTTGTGGCAGTTACTTCACCACTTGCAACGGTGAACTTTGAATCAACCCAAGAAATCAAGTGGATTGATTTGATACCTCCAACTGCATCTTTGCAGTCAAGAGTGAATCCTTGTGTGAGTAAACAAGCCATCAGTTAAAAAGATTAAAGGGTGAAGTAAACGATTTCTCCGGGGAAAGCAACCTGAACACCAGCCTTGAAAGTGAAACGAACACGAACTTCATCGTTGTCCTGTGAATACCACATCTTCACTTCTTCTTGCTCATCAATCAAGTCAGTACCCATAAAGAAGTTTGACAAAGAACCAGCGTGAATTTTGTTAGTTCCGTTCAAACCACCAACTCCGATTACTTTCATATTTGTACCGGGGTAAACCATCTCCATTGAAGTGGCAGCATCGGCAACATAGTGGAACAAGTTAGCATTTTTCAAGTTAACCAACATCAACTTATAAACATCAATTCCAACGAAGCAAACCAAGTCATTCTTTTCAGCAACGGCAGCAGGGATGTTAGCGTAGATTTGATCCAAGATATCATCAACATTCGCAGCGGTGATTGAAGTGAAGGTAGTTGGTGCAGCGTTCGCCAATACTGGAGAAGATGCAGCAACGATTTTGGTGAATCCGTCAAAACGATTCAAGTTAGGGTTACCAGAAGCGGTATCACCTTGCCACATTGCAACTTCCAAAGTTTGTGCAATAACGGCAGCCTTTTCAGCACCTACTTGCTCTTCAAAAGGAATCATTGTTGGTGAACCAGGCATAATTTGAGTTTGCATCCACTTTGCTTCCAATGTCTTTGGGCAAAGAGTTTCTTCAACTTTTACAGCACCAACGGTGATGTTTCTTTGAGTGAAGGCAGTTGTACCACTTGGGTTGTAACCACAACCGTCTGCCTGAAAGAAAACAGTTGAAGCAAGGATGTTCAAAGCGGCAGCAGATTTGATACCTACTTGAACTTGGTTAGAAGATTGCAACAAGGTTGCAGTTTTTGACCCGAAAAGGGCTTTTACCAACAAGTCGGTTGACTGTTCGTTGGTGTAATTAGCGAGTGTTCCTACTGAAAATGCCATAGTTTTATTTGTTTATTGCGTTTTTGAATTTTTTAAGTGCTTCAAACTGATCGTTCTTCTTGTTTGAAACGGGGGTTTTGATTGGGGTTTCGCTTGGTAAGTCAGCAACTTTCTCAATCAAGTCAATTGCTTTGCTCATTGCTTCTTTGTGCTGGGTGTTAGATGCAGACAAAGCCACAACTTTTGCAGACAATTCAGCAATTGCACTTTCCAACTTGCTCACAACATCATTGAAATGAGATACGGTTGCAAACTCTTCTTTGGCTTCAATCTCAATTTCAATTTCGGGTTCAACGATTTCAGTAACGATACCGTCAACAGTTGTTACCAACAAACCACCTTCAACCTCGTGAGTTGCGTCAGGTGCTGGGATTGAACCTTCAGCAGTTTGAACAAAGATGGCAGTTCCTACAACCAATTCACCTTCCCATTCAATTGTGCTTCCGTCAGTTAGAACGGCTGTTGCCAATTCTACCGATACTTCAGGTGCATCATCGGAGAATCCCAACAAAGACCTGATTTCAGTTAATACTTCTTTTGTGTTCATTTGTATAAAATTAGAGTTTGTGTTTAAGTGTTGCAATTTGTATATTGGAAACGGATGTTTTTGCTCTTTCGCATTATTCGTTTTCTGATAGCACAATAATTTGTATTTGTAATTGAACAAGCCATAGATAAAGATGGGTAAACAATTCCCGTTTCAATATCAATCACTTCCTTTGATACATTTTTGAGCAAAGCGTTTTTTTGTTTTTGAGTAACAAATCTCAATCCAGTTTTGTAGGCGTGTTCTAAATTTCCGGTAGGTGTGACAATTTCAAGATTGCTCAAGTTGTTATTTGATTTTAACCCATCAATATGATTAATTTGCAATGTTGAGCAATTACCCAAATATGTTTCCGCCATTAACCGATGTATATATCTTCTATATTGCTTTCCATTCATCCACAATGACAACGAAGGATATCCACTTGTAAGGCAAGGCTTCAAATTATTATTCACACCAACTCTTCGTACATTCCCATTTTGTGAAATTTCATAAACGGGCAAACTTGGTATTATTTTGTATGTCTCCATATATACAAATAGCATTCGTATATTATTGTGACATTACTTTCCATTCCACTTGGAAAGAATCTCTTTCATCTGCTCAATGAGTTGTTCTTCTTTGTCTTCGGGGAAATCAAAAACACCTTCAACAGAGAATCCTTTGAACTCACCTGATTTCACTTTTGCCCACACATCATCGTTGTCAATTAAATAAGAGACAAACCAACTTCCATCGGCAACCTCTTCAAATCCCTTCGGTGGCATCACACCTCTTTCACGATCTATGATGTATGATTCAAACAAACTCACTCCATTCATTATGGGTGTTTTGTGGTGTGCGTTCACGGAGTTGTACTGGTTTGACCTCGCCCATTTCTTCGCAATCTTGAAGATTGATTCCTTGTCAAACACCACATAGTATTCACCACGGATGTCATCTCTGCGATAGATGGGTAAATCGGCAATCATCGCAGCACCAGTCACGATTCTTTTCTCCTCATCTTGAATGGCGAATTTTATAGGTGTTTCGCTGAATGCTAAAAAGTCCTTTTGGATGGCTGCGTTTTCAACGAGAGAAACAAAGTCAATGCCTGTTTCCTCGTCAAATTCGTTGATGTCTAATTTGTAAACTGGTAGTTTCATCTTATTCAAATAGCGTTATTGTGTAACAGATACCTTTTTCAATGATGCAACCCGACCTTGTGTGCGTGAGATGTCTCCCTCGGTCACATAAACTCGCTGATCAAATCCACTTACTTGTGGCAATGTGGATGAGATTTGTGGTGCTGCCATTTGTGGCAATCCTCCTCCGCTTGATTGCATCCCAGTTGGTGCTGATGGCTGACCACCTTTGAGAATGTCTCTGGCTTTCTTTGCATTGGTCAAAATCATTGCAGCCAATCCGATGTATTTCGCAGCACCAGCAAGACCACCGGTAGCGATGTTGTCGGGAGATGGTTTCTGTGTGACATTCAATGCACCTGAAATTGCCATTGCCGTATCTGCTGCAATAACTGACAAAGCAATTGCCTTGCCTGTTTTGGTTTGCTCTCCAGCCAACGCAGCAATAGAGTTTGCCAAATCTATTGATGCTTTGTAAAGTGTATCTTTCGCTTCTTGTTTGGCTTTCTCTTGCTTGATGATTTCTTCCGCATTCTTCTTGGCATCTTCGGTGGCTTTGTCATCAATCTCCTTTTGTTTTGCTGCTCTTTCTTCTGCAAGTTTTATTTCTGCTGCATCCACTTCCGCAGTTGCCACCAATTGCAAATCATTATACTTTTGATTAATTGCGGCAATCGCTGCGGCATTCCCTTCAACTGCTTTTAATTCTTGGGCTTGTGATTCTTGAAGTGCTGCTAATTTGTTCTCATATTCTTTTTGAATTCTTTCGCCTTCATCAGTAATAAATGCCAACTCTTTTTGTCTTGCCGCATCTCGTGCAGATGCTTCTGCTGCTAAAGTGTCCTCGGTTATTTTCTTCTTTTCTTCCTCAAGTTTTTTAAGGCGATCTAATTCCTTTTCCGCAGCATCCTCATCAAGTTTCTTTTTATCTTCCGCACCTTTTTTGTGAATCTCGTTGATTGAAAGTTGGTATCCAGCGTTTGTGTTTTTAAGATTATTAAGTTGTTTTTTAGTTTCATCAATTGCTTTATTTGCTTCCTTCTCAACTGACTTCGGATCAAATACCATTTTTGCAAGACCACCGCTGAACCCTTCTTCCAAACCAAAATCTTGACCCAACGCTTTTCCAACTGCATCAATTTGAGCCAACAATAAAGTAATTGGAAGCGCAATGAAGCGAATGACTCCTTGCAAAATATCTTGGTTTCGTTGAGCAGCCTCCATTTGCGCTTTTTTCATCGTCTCTTGAGCTGTCAATTGTGCCTCAAGTTGGGTGATTACTGCGCTTGTTTGCTTGATTTTTAATTTAAGTATTTCCTCTTCACTTAACCCTTGTAGTTTTAAGATATCATCTTGAGAATTAAGTGTATCAAGTTTGTCTTGTTCAACTTTTTCTTGTGCTTTTGCATCTGCTAAAAGTTTCTTTTGCTCGGAATCAACACCAGTCACCGCTTCTTTGATTTCATCCCAATATGCAACGATTGCACCAAGAGCCACGAGAATCAAACCAATACCGGTTGAACCGATTCCAGCCCTTATTGCAGCAAATGCTTTTTTTGCCCCAAGTGCTATGCTTGTAAAAATTGCCCTAAACTGCTGCTGAACTTTTCCCAATCCTTCAAGACCTTGAGTTAACGCCATTGCGCCTTGAAGTTTGACCATTGTCTTTTCTAAATCCTCGGACTGATCACCAAACAAAGCCATCGCACCTTGTGCTGCTTGGAATCCATTAGCAACACCTGAAACAACGGTGTTCAATTGAGAGAACTTATCCGGATTAACTGCCTTTACACGGTCATTGAAGTCATCCATTCTATCCCGTGCTTGTGCGAGAGCGTGTTCCGCTTTCATTGCTTCGGGTGAGAATTCGCCAAACTGCATCACGGCTTGTTGTGCTGCGACTGTCAGTTCTCGGATTTCTGCCTTCATTGATTTGAAGTCAGGTTTGTTGACGGTTAAGTCAATAGATGCGTTTAATGCCATTAGTGTCCTTCGCTTATTATGTAAAATTGAACGCCATCAGTAGTGATGACATCGTATGAGTGTGCTGATGTTTGGGTGTGTGAATCGCTGTCATCTATTTGTGCAGCGGTTGCCGTTTCAATAGTTACTTGATGACTTGGTAATGGCTTTTTTATCACCCAACTTTTTCCACTTAATCCAGTCGGATCAGGTAGAGTTATTGTAAAATTTCCAGCAGTTGTAGTTGCTAAAATCAACCAATCGTCTTTCGTTACCGAATAGTTTGCTGATACGGTTTTAACTGCACCACCACTCAAAAAGTTTGGATACATCTCGTAATTTCCCACATAGAGTGTGTCGGATTTGGTAGGTTGGAAATCATTTGAAACAATAACCACCGAACCATCAACCCCATCAGGATAGTGAATATCGGTTGAGCCAAATCCACTATTGTTGATTCCGTTTCCGCTAAAGTTCTCACCAACAAAGATTCCACTTCCTTCGCTTGTTCCAACTCCAACACCCCTGATACCTGGTTTGATTGGGAATTTACCACCGGGATACACATCACCATAGATGTCCGTATGAGCTCCTTGTGCAGTTCCAGCACCCATCCTTTTCACGGTGATTGTCGCTGGTGGTATGAATTGAGCCAACAAGAATTCACACAAGTAAACTCCTTCATCGGTTGGATTGTAGTTTTCAACCTTGTTCAATCTCCAGTATTGTCCTTCAAAGAAATACAGATTCTTGAATTGTATGTTATACCAATCGGAAGGAGTTAATCTAAAGTATGCCCGAACAATTTTTGAGTTCTTGTTGGTTATCTCTTGGATGAATCTGTAATAGTAAGTATTGACAAGGTTCGCATTGGTGTAATTATACCCAGCACCGATACCAACTTCTCTCGGCATACCAAACAAAAGGTCAATTGTCGGGTTTGAAAGTGAATCGTAATGGATTGTCAAGGGAATTGATGTCTTGACTTGCGATGTTTGGATAGAAATTGTACCCATAAACGAGATTATGTATCGACAACTCACACCACTCACCAATCCACCATAGTACAAAACCCTCAAATCACCGTCATCCTTGCCTTCAACAGATGACAAAACAAGGTTCTTTTGTCCGATGTCGTAGTTCTTTATTTGCGTAGGTACAAAAACAATGTCAATTTTCTTCTCACTTTTGACAAAATCATTGTCCACCTGATAGGTTCTTTGTCCGTAGGTGGTTTGATAGTTCTCTTGATAGTTGACATTTCCGTCATCCTTGCCTTGCTTGTAACTAAACACATAAGGATTTGCATCTAATTCGCCCATTGGAACAATTTCCACAGGTTGTGAATAATCTAATTTATCTGTCCAATCTAATTGACTGCCATTGTAGAACTCATCACGAGGAACACAACGCAGAATCTTTGGTTGATCTTTGTCAGGTTCAATGTACAAGTTGAACATCTTGACAAACGACATCAGCAATTCGCTTTGCTTGACCTCGGTGTTGAAGAAGATTCCGAAATCCACGGTTTCCCCATACTGGAAGGTGTATGCGGTTATGTCATTTTCAACCGTTGAATTCACATTTAGATTCATTGTGAAATCCGCATTGGTCAATGTGTACTTATCAGCCCAATCATAAACTTGTGCTAACTTGAAAGTCACAACATCTGTGGTGGAAAGTGCGACATTGGTAAACCCGTATTCCAACAAAGGTGGCATTGCCATTGGATCAACTGATATGTATTTTGTTGACCTCAAAACTCCGTTCACATACATCCCAATGTTGATGTCTATCTCTGCTTGTAAAACTGGACGGTATGACGGATCAAGAGTCAAGTTGATATCCAATCCCAAGAAGAAGGAATAAGTACCACCAACGGGGACAGTGTAAGCACCGGTAGTTGGATTGTAGTTACCGCCATTATCAAAAGCCCCACCGCTGGTATCATTATTGAATATCAAGGTAGTTCCCAAAGTCAATGCCTGACTTGTTGTCAATCTACTTGCCAAAAACAATCGGTTTGTCAATTGCGTAGATGATGCAATCAATCCGTTTGGTGGTGGGATGATCAATCTTTTGAATCGGTCAGTATTGAAGAAAGAATCGTTGGTGTATGAATACCCAGCACCAGTGAAGATTTTGTCAATGATGGTCTTTGCATAAAGACAAGGGGTGAGTTCGTTATACTGCCAATATGCAATGTTTCGTGTATGCCCTTTGTCTATCATTGCGTAGACATAGCCATCACCATACGCAAAGGATTGTGAGCTTCCGTTCTTGATGATGCTTGTGTCCCACGAATTGAAGATGTTGCCTGAAGACAAGGAGTGATTGTACTCCGAGAAATCCAACGCATTTAGTTTGCGTTCTGCAATGGTTGTGAATAGATCAGCAGTTTGTCCGTGAATGCTACATTCATAAACGATTGCCGTGCTATCTGTGACATTGATTTGAATCAAGCGGATGAATCCCCTCAACTGCTCTATCTCATCCAACAGAACGACTGCTGATGCTTTCTTGTTTGGGTTGAAATCTGGTGCAAATTGTGTTGATGTGCGAACCGTGTGTTCAACCTCGAAGATGTGCGAGAATAGTTTGTTGTTTTGTGCCGTGCCGGGGATCGTGATTGTCTTTGTCCATTCCGAAGATCGTGATTGTGGTTCACGGATGTCGGCAATTGCCTTGTTGATTGAGATATCAAAATCAGCAGACAAATCAACTGGGGTGTTGTTGACCAATAGCCTGATCATATGCGTTGCGATTTGTCAGCGAATGAAAGAGTGATGTCAAGTTCTAAATTGAACATTCTATCTTGTACCGTCTTCTTCTGCTCGTAGTTGGCATTATCAATGTTGACCGCATACAAAGTGCCGTCATACATATACACTACCGGAGATTCAATTAGGTCTTTCAGCCAAACAGATTCCGTATCGTTTATCCAGTTGCTGAACAGTTTGATTTTTTGGCTTGTCTCTGTGTGATAATTGGTGCGAGTTCTTGCCGATGTTTGATATCCATAAGTTGCACCAAGTGTGTATGGGTTCTGTTGGAATTGCTTCCGTGTGACTTCAAAGTTGTCTCTTCGCACCATATTAAAACGGAAGGATTCAAACCCTCCCAAACGGTTCATAAAGAAAATGTCAGTTGTTTCGTACTTACTGCATTCATCCTTTATGTTGAATCGGTATGTCTCGGATTTGGAAGTACCTCCAGCCTTCAACACCACATCAAAATAGGTTGCCGCACCGGGTATTGTCAATTGGCTACCAATGGGAATCCTCACAACCTTTGAAGATGGCAAAGAGAATGTTTGTGTGGATGCATCGGAGTAAGTAATCAAAACGCTTGTAGCATCTCCCTTCAAACAATAGAGCCAATCCTTTTGCGTTCTGTGGATGGTTCGTGTTCTCACATTGGTCAAGAACTTTGCGGATGTGGATGTGGCGAGATATTGCCCTTCAGCATAACTCACCAAATCGAATGGGTTCAATGATGCGTTCCAAACCGTTCCAGTTGCTGAAGTCAAGTCAAGGTATTCGGTAATTGTTCCCGTTGCCGATGGGGAATACTCATACCCAAATTCCACCTCGTAATCCGTGAATGAGTTTACGCATCCGCTTGGTGATGAATCAGTGAACTCCCAATTGTTTGTCACATAAGATTCCAAAATTCGCCCAATGTTAAACACACCTTTGTTCGTACTTCCAAAATAGATGGGTGCTTTGAGTTTTGCTACGGTAGTTGATGCGACCTTGACATCAGCAATGAACTTGAAATTGTCCTTTGTGTAGATACCACCTGAAGATTCAGTGATCACGAAGTTCGTGTCATTGAATGCTGGGTGATAACTGTTGGGTTGTTGAGTGATAGATAATGCCACACACAAAAATAGCACTCGTTGGAATGCGTTCCAAATGTCCCTTATAGTACGCAAAAGCATATAATTTGTCCGATATATAACACATTATACTCAATAGCATATACTAATGACTGATATATGAGACATTCTCACATTTGCCAGTAATCCTATAAAGTGGCAATAATTTGAAATACTGCCGTAACATATGTACACTACGATTTGTTACAACATTTCGTGCAGACAAGCCACAACATAGGCATTGAATCCCTTTGTTGCTGCCTGTTCAATTCGCTTCTGTCTCTCCTTGGTTTTCTGCTTATAGAATGCAATAGTGTTTAGGAACTCAATCAACGGCATTGTGAGAATTGCATCCCACTTTGTACGGTCTCCTTTGACAATTCTGTCTACCAACTCCAACCAACCTATCGGACTTGCGTTATCTCCTTGTTCAACTTGTCCATCTCCTTGATCAAATAGGATTGGATAGTTTTCAATAACTCCGGATAAACTGCCGAAAAAAAAAGCGAGTAAGAATAGGGCAACGGGACTTCCATTGACAAAAACAAATTGCACTTGTCCTGATAGTGTGCTTGAGCATCTTTGATGGTCTTTGACTTGCCAAAGAAATCCACCTCGTATGCAAGTAAAGCCATTATCTTGTGAAGGCTTTCAATCGTATCTCCGTTGAACACTTGCTGTAGTTCAATGAAGTGGTGACCGCAAATCTCGTTCGGTGTTTTTGCTAATCGGAAATATCTGCCTTTGTGCTTGAACATAAATTGCACAGGTCTATTTGGAAGCTCATTCAAGAACTCCAACTTTTTGAACTCTCTTGTAAGGTCATCAATCGGCATTGATTCTACCTTGTCCATTGACCAATGGTTCACGATGGCAAGTATGTTCATTGTCCGTTCAATGTTGGACATATCACGACAAGAGTGAATCTCTTGCAGTTGGTGGATGGTTATGTTGTTCCAGTTCATAGTTGACAAAATATGCTTTTGTTATAATACTTCATTCGTGCAAATTCGGATTTGTAATGTAACCCATATTCAGCACAAGCAATTTTTAAAGAATCAAACACTTTTTCGGTCTCCTTGTGTTTAACTGGTTTTGATGAAAGAAGTTTTAATTTTTGAATTTTGTTGTCCATTAAACCGGATTGATGTGCGTGTATTTGATTTTCGGATTGGGTTGCCCATTCCAAGTTTGACAAATGATTGTTTGTCTTGTTGCCATCCTTGTGATTTACTTGCTCTTTATTCAATGGGTTTTTCAAGTATGCCATCGCAACCAATCTATGTACTTTCAATGTCTTCTTAAAATCCTTGTTAACTAAAGTAACTACTTTGTATCCTTTTCGGTGATTCTGTTGTTTCATCACTTTCCATTTGTTGTACTTATGCGAATACACAACACCATTTTCATCAACAAAATAATCATTAAAACTTTCTATTTTTATCATACAACAAATATACACGCTACCAATCTATAAAACAAACTACGCAAAAAAGAATGTTCCCGGTCTGTTGTGTTTTTTGCAATCGTTAGCAAGTGCAAGGGAGTTGACTGCGTCATCGTGAAGACCTGAAGGTGCGGTATACCTTACCCCATTACGAGTGTATTCAAATTCAAAGTTTTCCAATTCACCACCATAGGGATTTTCGGGAAATCTTATGTTGTTTCCTTGAATCTCCATCACCAAACTTTCAATCAGTTGTTGTTTGCTTTGGCTTGTGTACTTGAATCCAAATATCTTTGGCAACACCTTTTGCAAATCCTCCACGATTGGATCACCCAAACCCGTTGCGTCTATATAGGCTGGTGTTTTTCCAACAACTGAAATGATTTTGTTCTTGGTTTGTGTCCAATCGGCTTGGAATCTGTCAGTATAACACACACGATTCTCGTTATCCAATCCCGTTATCACTGTCCAATCCGTATATTTTGCAAGGTCAATCCCAAATGCTACTGGTGATTTGTTGCTTAATGGTGCTATGCATCGGTGGATTGCATCAATTCCGAATGGGTTGGTCTTATCATCCGCTGGTTCTGCCAAATACAACTCGTTGAAGACATGAAGTGGTAGATCTCGTTTGGCTTGTTCCACCTCCTCAAGTTTGAGAATCCCTTCCTTCACCGCATCATATGCCGTTATCTTAAAATATCTGTAATCACTCTCACCGCTTCTTGCCCTTTCCCCTAACTTGTAGAACCAATTCTTCTTCCCTTTGACATTCCCAATCAGTTTGCACTTGCCTTGTGTGGCAGTTAGCGTTGAACGCATCGCATACCAACTCTCCTCACGCATCCTTGATGCCTCATCAATCACCGCAGCATACACATCATCCCCATACAAGTTGTCAGGCTTCTCACCTGATTTGAATTCTATCCTTGCACCCGTTGGAAGCGTCAACAATAGTTTGGTTTCGTTGCTGATGAAGAAGTTTTTGTCGGTGACTTGTGACTTCATCCTTCGGAATGCAATCTCCGCTTGTTGGTATACCGGAGCAACCCACCAAACCGATTGATTGTCCTTGCACTTCAATGCTTGTTCAAATAACCATATGATGTGAGATGCCGTCTTACCCGTCTTTGTACTCGCAGCAGTAATGGTAAAACGAGCATCACAATCAAGGATGTCTTTTTGGTAACTCGTGACATATGGTCTTTGATAGGTTATTTGCATAAACTTTGGTAAACACTTAATCGTGTCAGGTTGTGCAGTTCAAGGTTGTGATATGTCTCACAATAGATGCGATTTGATTCGCCCATTGATTGTCTCACCGAATGACCAGCATCAATCAGTTTCTCAATGGATGCCTTCCAGTTGTTTTGGGTTGCGAAAATCACACCATCGTTTCCGGTATGGTATAAGTACGGATAGACCGCTGAACAGATAATAGGCAAAGAATAGGCAGCGGCTTCCACAATCTTCAACTCCGATTTGCAGTTGTTGAAGTGGTTGTCCTGAAGGGGTGCAAGTACGAAATCAAAGTGCTTGTAGACCTCACCGTATTCAAATACCGAAGTGCCTTGAACGATGTTGGCTTTGGGAATCAGTTTGACAATGTTGTTCCAATGATCACTCGGTGTGTATCCGCAAATGTAGAAATCCACATCCATTGAATTGATGTCATCGGCAATGAGCTTCAAATCCTCCTCGTGTGTGATTCCACCAACCCATCCTATTTTCACTCTCTCATTCTTCTCCTTTGGTTGCTTCCATTGGTTGTGAGATGTATCCAAACAGTTTGGCACAATGTAGACATTCTCATTGATTGTCCTCACTTCATTGGCGAGTTTTTGAGTTGTGCAGAATACCGCATCCGCATAGTTGATGGCATCCTTGATTGAGTTCTTGATCCCTTTGCGATATGCCCAGTATGCTGGATTGTATTTTGGTAACACCCAATAATCATCCACATCAATCACATAAGGCTTCCCGGCATCCGTGATTCGTTTTAAGACATCGTACTGATTCTTTCCAAGCCATCGTGAGAAAACAATCACATCGTAGGGTGCAAGGTCAACCGTCATCCATTCGGCTTGTGATTGGCAGACATCAACCACCGCTTCTCCGTTTATTTGCATTCTCAAGTGTGGTGCGTAAATGCGATGATAAACCACACCATTGATTCCGTCTGTTAGTATTAAAAGTTTCATAGGGTATTAAGTAAGTAATTAAAGCCTTGATTCGTTACATAATCAAAGCCATTGTTGACAGGGATAACATTTGGTGAGTGAACGCATACCTCAAGCAATCGTTTTACCTTCATTTGCTCTGCAATTGCGTAGGTGCTTGACTGATTCCCAATGAACGCCTTGCAACTGCCGACAATCGTTGCCAACATCAAAGCATCCTGACATTTCAAGAGTTCACAATCCAACTGCCATCTCTCCGTGAATGCGATGTATTCCGATTCATACCCAAAGAAAACGCACTTGTGTTCCTTGAGTGGGAAATAGTTGATGTCGTGATTGCGATAACGAGCAGAGAAGTTCAAAAGAATCTTATCCGCAAAGTATGGAATCGGTTCACTCGCTTCAATGCAAGGTTCGTGAAGGTCTGTTATCAATTCAGGATAGACAAGAAAGTGATTCCGTCTCAAATCACCAGCAGCGAGATTCAATCCGTGATGCCTGAACTTATCAAAGTCATACCCCATATCAATGTGCGTGTGCATCTCAACCTTTCTAATGTAGGATTGATGCTCAAGTAATGGTTTGATATATTCGTATGAGTTTAAGTTCATACAATAACCTCCGCTTGGATGACCATCAACGGTGTTCCTTTCACGGAATCCGATGTGGAAATCTACCGCACCGTGTAACTCTCCAACTCGCTTGGTTGCGGTGAGTGAATAGATCAAATCACCAAGATGTCCCGACTGAATAACTCTCATAGTTGTTCAAGTTCCTTTTTGACTTGCATATAGTATTCTTTGGAATGCTCTTCAATTTCTCCATCAATGTCACATCCCCAACATACACGATTTATTATCTCATCAACACAAACCATTGCACAATCTCTTGTGGTCAATGCGTCATTAAAACTCTCTTTGAGTTGTCGTGCTTTCTCGTATGGTGTCATTCGTTCGGTGTTACTGGGATAGGCATCCAATATGCCACATCAATAATTGCATTCGTGTACTCATCAACCCAAAGGTCATCGAAGTACCTTGCCAAAGTTATTCTCGCATCCGTAGTGTAAACCACTTGGATGTCTTCATCTTGTGGTGGGAGTTTATCATCCCCTCTCCAACTTGCTCTCATCTAAATTCAAAGTTATTGTGAAATTCTTACTTTCTATCGTTTGGTCGATTGTTTCTTTTGGTTTGCCTTGTGATCGTGTGAGCAACATCTCCAAGTTGAACAGAGAGTTCTTGTCGTGCGATTTCAATAATGCACCGGCAATGATGCGTTCAAAGATTGTGTACTCATCCCCTCTGTCTATCTTCTCCAGTTCTTTCCTTGACAAAGTAAGCATAGCGTTCACACTATCCTCAACCTGACTTTTGGTGTATCCAATCTCTTTCAATTGAGTGATTAATTTTTGCGGTCTGCCTTGAAGATTTCTTCTCTCATCTTCACCTTTCTTGAAGGGTTTTAAGTTTTCAGGATTTGCCATAATTCTCGCAGTTGGTTCACAGTTTCAATTTCTCTTCGTGCTTCTCTTTCAAGAACTCCTTGTATTGTTTTTTGTCACCATATTTGATGTGACATTCTCTGCACAAACACATTAGGTTTTCAATGACATCCTTTGTTTTTGTACCTCCCATTCCCCTTGCTTCAATATGATGAAGGTCGTTGCCAACCCTACCACATACCTCACAATCTATGAATGAGCTGATGTCATAGCCAAAGTGTTTGAAATATACCATTGTGTGTTTCTTCATACCTCAAGATTATACTCATTCAGCAGTTGGTGGAGTTTGTCTCTTGTCTCTTGCAATGCTTTGTAGGTATCCTCGCTTTGATTATCCGGTGGATATTTTATCAAACCTCTCAAATGTTGGTCTAAGTAGTGAGCAACCAACGAGAACTTGTATCCGTTGACTGCCATATCAAACTCTTCTCGTTCTTCAGTTAAGTCAAACTCAAGTATTGCTTTCATTGTTCACTTCCTCCGTAGGTTTCCCAAAATTGGTCGAATGATTTTCCACCATCCTCCATTGATTCTTGACCTGCTTTGAATATTTTAAATGCTTCATATTCTTTAATGGTAATTTTTATAGGCGTCAATTTTGCCATACATAAATCCCTATTCAAAATGCTTGTATGAAATCTATTCATCATTTCAATAACATCATCGTGAGTGTAAATAACTAACGATTTATCGGAATTCCCGATTTTTCTATCTACTGCCGTCTGTTGTTTATTGCTCATTCTTTCTCCTCCTCTTTGGTTTCTGCTCATCATCGGCAAGTTGTGCTTTGGTGATGGCTTCTTGTTGTTGGTTTGCCCATATCAAAAGTGAGTGCAAGGCTTCGGTCACACAAGTACTGCAATTTGGCAAGTTCCTTCCGAAGATTTCACGGTGGACATTGTTCAGGATTGCCCCTTGTTCTGGTGTTGGGTTGAACACTTGTGTTTTCTTCCAGTTGTCGTACAACGGTTGAAGTGATAGTATGAATTCGATGTTGCTCATAGTTTTGTTTCAAGGAGTGCGACAATCACAGTTGCGATGGATGCATAAAGTATCCCCACCCAACCGTAGGTGTATAGGAAAAAGGACAAGCCCAACCACCAAGACAAGCAGAAAGCACAGTCAAGGGGTTTCATTCGCTTCCATTTGGAATAATCGCTTCCGTACAGATAGCGTTTTAATAAATCGGCTGGTTTGCCAAAGTTTACGATGATGATTGCCAAACAAGCGATTCCAATTATTTCGTTATACATCTTTCTTTCATTAGTTTAATTACTCGCAGCACTTCACGAACGGAGATATCGGTCTTCCTATGGATTGCTCTTGCTGACATTCCTGAACACCATAGTTTGAAAAGTTCTCGTTCATAGAAATATGCTGATTCTGTGACTTGGTTTATTTTGTTGATTCTTTCAAGTTCGATTCCTTCGGCTTGTTCCCTCTCATCCAGTAAGTCAATTTCTTCAGCGAAGTCAAGCTCGTACACATCGTGTTGATCATATATTCTTGATTCGCCAAAGGGATGCCGGTTGCCGTTGATACAAAGGTATAAAAGACGGATTGACCAAAACTGGATGTATCCGTCTCTGTATATTTTTTCGATTTGTTCATCAGGTTTCTCAAGGATAGTCAAAAAGTAAAATTGATACAACTCCCTTGCCAACTCATTGTTTTTTGCAATGTTCTTGGTTGCTTTCCTCAGCCAATCTGCTTTGGATAGTTCCAATATGATGTCGGCTTTATTCAATTTTTCTTTTCAATAATGCAAATATAACCATCTTTTTCGTATTTTTTTTGACATCTTATCACCTGATCTTCCTCATACAAGATGTGTATCGTGCTGGAGAGTCCTTTGGTGCAAGTAATCACCCAATAACTGAAGGGATGTTTCATATGTCTGTCGTGTGGTTCTGTCGTGTGTAATTAGATTGTCAAACACATTGATGGCATTCATCACGCTTGAATGGTCTCTCCCTAATATATAGCCAATTGAACTAAATGTCATCTTCAAATGTTTACGGCAAAGGAATGAAAACATATGACGGGCATAGACAACGGATTGTTTTCTCAATGATGAAATCACAAGATCAGGTGTGACATCGTAGGCTTGACAACAAACTCTCATTGCATCTGTCCAATCAGCATCAATGGTCTTCAAATCGCACTTGGGTTGAATGATTTCTTCTTTTAATCGTTTCAACTCTTTGTCGTGCTTGACGGTTATGTCTGCAATCTGCAATCGCAATCTGCGAATCTCTTGCTTCAGGTTGTGGGTTTCTTGGTAGGGGTTCATAACAGATTTAATTCTTCAAGGTCACTTATAACCATAGTTGAATACCATTGTTCACCGAGTTCATCCCCACCTTTGTCAATGTGTTCAATTCTCATAATTATTTCGTCTTGTCCATCGTGCCATCCACCGCTATAGGCATGGACGATTAATTTTTTTAATTGTTCTTCAGTTATAGTTATTGTTTTCATTAGAATATGATTTTACATTTGTTACACTTGTGCTTGTTTACGGTCTTGAGCAATTTTACCTTGCCGATGGTGTTGCACTGGGGACATTTGGGATGGTCTGCAATTACGATTGAATCATAAACCGATTGCCAGTACTCGTGACCTTGTGGCGTTTTATCCCATTTGAACGCATCTAACAGCATATCTTTCATATTGTAGTATGATTGCACCCTCTTGTCCTTTTCAACGAGTTGTATGAACTCTTTGTACATTGGCAATCCTTTGGCTTTTGTTCCGAGTTGTTCGTCTCTGCGTCTGTCAATTATCTTCATAACAACTTTTCATTGCCATCGTTTAACCGAATGAATCCTGAATCCTTTGTTGATCCAGTTGCTTTGATGAAATCAATTTCAATCTTTGCTGAATTGATAATTACTTGTCCAACATCTGCCATTGCTTTTGCAGTTGCGATGTCAATGTCGCCATCCTTCAGGCGTTCCAGTGTTTCAAATAAGTGATCACGGAGATCGTTAATTTTATTTCGTGCCATTTTTTTCTATTTGATTAATTTTTCGTGTGATTGATTTTTTAATATGAATTACTTCAAGAATTTCTTTTGGTAGATTTTGCACGGAATTTCTCCGCATATTTTCTGCCCGGTCAATTAGTTCGAGATTTTCAATAACAAGGTTTTGTTGATTGCGGTCTTTGAATACTATGAACAATCCCTTTGGAATATCACCGTAGTGTTGTTTCCAAATCAGTACATGAACAAACTCAAATCCTTTTTCTATCCTTTCCACCCAGTACCCATCTCTCATTGAACGATATCCAATTGGTTTGGTGTTGTGTGGTGTTTGTCCTTTCTTGAATTGTGTTTCAATTCCTCCAATCTGCAAACCCTTTTGACCTTTGTTCCACGGATTATGTCCTTTTGGAAACTGGTTACGAACAGATCTCTGAAGATTCCTGCAATGCTTCTCAACATATTCTGTGCTTTTCTTCAATCCCAATACAAAAGCCTTGTTGTAAACTGCAGTTAATTCGATGTTAAAACGCTCTGCAATGCTTTTTGATGATTCATTTGCATAATTGGATTTTATATATTCCAACATTTCTTTTGTCCATTGTGTTCTCATATGCGTTCTTGGTACATTGTTCGTGATCCAATGAAGGTGGTTTCAATTGTGAAACATTCTCCGTGCCTGTTCTTTGCGATAATCAGTTCAGCATCCTCCGATTCATTGCGTTCCTTTGAATAGTAATCAGGTCTAAAGGGGAACATTACAACATCTGCATCTTGTTCAATACTCCCACTCTCCCGAATGTCGGATAGCATCGGTCTTTTATCTGCTCTCTCCTCACACTTCCTTGAAAGTTGTGCCAAAACAATCACGGTGATTTGCAATTCCTTTGCTAATAATTTAAGGTTTCGAGATATCTCTGCGATTTCTTGCTCTCTGTTTTGCTTTGTTCCTTTGATCAACTGGATGTAATCAATGATAAGCAATTCCAATCCGTGTTTTGCCTTGTGTATTTTTGCTTTTGATTTGATTTGATTGATGGATGAATTCGGATCGTCATCAACAAAGAACTCAACCACCGAATTGTTTACACTATCACACATATAAATCACCTCATTCTCTCTTAATGTCGCATTGCGAATCTTCCAGTTGGGCAGATCACAAATCAATGACAAGTATCTCTTCGCCAATTGCTCGGATGACATTTCAAGTGAAATGAATAAACCCTTACCACCCAATTTCCCAAACTCATACATCAATGACAAAGCAAGTGCGGTCTTTCCTTGTCCCGGTCTCGCAGCCATCACAACCAAATCACCGTGATTCCATCCACCCAATACCCTGTCAAGTGATTGCCATCCAGTTTGCTTTCCGGTTATCTTGTCACCCCTTTTGATTGATTCGGTTATTGTATCAACTGCCGATGCCACAACTTTGTGAATAGACAAAGGATCGTTTATGGTGGTGAACTTGGTGTTATCAATCAAAGTTTGTGTAAAGGTGAGCATCTCTTTCAAATCCAATGTGACATCAATAGAAGAGATTTGCTGAACGAAATTCTTTTGTAAGTATCTATGTTCCAATTTTGGAAGATATTGGCTTAAATTGGGCATAGAATAAACGGCTTGACCAATTGTAACAAGATGTTGTACTTCAGTTCTTTCAAACTTCCCAACCAAACACACATAGTCAATGGGTTCGTTTTGGATATATCTCTCCATCATAAACTCAATCACCCTTTGATAGAGTTTTGTTTCAAACCATACTGGTTTAATTCTTGGTAGCAATGCTCTCACTTGCTCGTAATAAAGCAATTGACCAATGATGTATTCTTCAAGCTCGTTCGTCATAATCTTTCAAATTAAATTTGTTTTTGTTGTTAATGATTTCAATCGTTTTGTTTTTCTCAAAATCTTTTGGTGCATATAAACCTGAATAGTTTTGAGTGATGGAGTGTTCAACGACCTCCGTGAATTCTTTTGGTGTGTATTTTGACTGACAAGATTTTATGAGTTGTTCAATACCAGTTCTTGTGTATCTCTGCTTTTTCTCTTGTTTATACTTTAACCACAAATCAAACGACAGTTTGTATTCTTTTTTTACATTTACATTTACATTATCAGTTACATTATCATTATCAGCTTTTTTGGGTTCTTGAAAAAAGGCTTGGGTTTTTTGGGTTTCATTGGCTTTCTTTGGTCTACCACCTTTTGAACCGTTAACACTTTGTTTCTCAATGTAATCAACATATTTCACCAAATCCCTTTTTAATTGCGTTTTAATGGGTTCAAATGCGATTGACAATAGTAAGTCATCACAATGTGGATTTTCATCGTTCACATAAGCGAAGATGTGTTTGATTAATTTCCCAGCAATTTCGTCAGGAAGTTTGTTGAATATCCCTTGTTGATCACAATACAGGATAAATGATTTTTTGTCTTTAGCCATAAAAAAATCCCTCTCAAATTGTGGTGGTAGAAGCACTCACAACTCAAAAGGGATAAATGTTTTTTAACTTTCGGTATCTTCTACATACCAGTTAACGCAACAAAGATAATCAATCACACATCATATCCCAATTCTTTTTTCACTTTTGCTTGGTGTTTTTGTCGAAGCTCATACATCGTACCTCGCAATTCTTGGTGATCTAACTGCACCCGTTGGCGACATCTGCGGATGGTCTCGGCTGGTGTTAGTTTGCCTGATTCCAAACGAGAATAAAAGTTGAACAGATTGGATTCGCTTCTCCAAATGATTGACATTAAAAGGTTGTCATTGTCTCTTGTTTGTGGATATTGCTCAAGCAATTGTCTCACAAGTTCTTTGGTAACATTCATAGGGGTTTTGTTTGTGTGTAAAGGTGACGCACTTTGCATTCGCTGAATTGCATTCGCTGGGCAATCTGTCTCCAGGTGCAACGCATATCATCACGAAGGATTGCGATTGCCCAGCATAGTGCTTGTTTATCAGTTAGATTTTTCACAATAGAGTTTTTTTGCGTTTGCAAACCCGGCATTGTATGCGAGTTGTTGTTCCATCTTCTCCAGTTGTTTGAAGTTGAAGATCAAGTGTGGGCTGATATCCAAATCGGGGAACTCCGTGCGTAGGTGTTCAACCAAGCGGTCTATTGGTGTCTTCATTGCTGATTATTTCTTGGATCTGTTGTGAAATGGCTTTAACTAAACTAATGATATCAAGATTGTGATTGATGGTCCTGATGTCTTCAAGTTCTATCTCTGTGTTTCTGTGTTTAACCCTGATGTTCATTGCTCACCTCCTTGTATTTTATTACGCATCCAAGTTGCACCACCTAAATAAGATACATCGTAAGGGTCAAATTCGTCAAACTCCATACCATCCAACTCCATCATTTTTTTAATTTCTTCATCACTTGGTAGTTGCATAGGTGTAATATCGTTGACTATTTCATCAATTGACCAATTTGGGTTTCCGTGCCTTGTCAATCCAATTGCGACTATTAAATCATTTTTTGTGTACAGCCCCACTGCCGTCTGTTGTTTATTGTTTGTCATTCTTTAGTCCCTTCTTACTCTAAAATTCCAAAAGTAAAATGGCTTAAACGCCATCCATTCAACATCATATTTATCTTTATATAGATAAACAGTTTGCCTCACTACCTTATCTTCAAATAGACGGCATACTCTACACATTGTTAATCTGCTAATTATTGTTTTCATAGTTTGTTGTTTATTGTTTGTCATTGCTCACCTCCTCCGTAGGTTTGTTCGTAGTATTGTTCGGGTAGTTCAATAAAAATATGCCCCATTCCGCAACTTGCAATAGATGATTTACAAGCATCTTCTATTTCCTTTTTGTGCATTGCTTTGGCTTGTTTATATCCTTCTTGCAATTTAACTGCTGTTTCAGTATCTACTGTAAATGGTAGAATTTCGGGTAGTTGATTCCAAAACCACTCCACTGCCGTTTGTTGTTTATTGTTTGTCATTAATGCCATCCGTTTTTAAATGCTTCGTTATAGTCGTCAAACATTGCTATCAATAATTTACATATGATACCAACTGTTAAAAATAATACTGCTTTTATTGTAAATACTAATACCTTTTTCATTGCAGTTTGTTGTTTATTGTTTGTCATATTAGTTCTGTTTGAAATAGTGATACCTCTGT